AAGAAGTCCCGTATAGCGCAGAAGAAGCGCCTAGGGCAACCGGCAGGAAAACCTAAGCGTGTAGCTCCGCTTAAAAGGAAGAAGAAATAATGGCTAAGGGCGTAAACCACTACTTTAAAGACGGTAAAACGCACCGAGGGGGCACGCACAAACACCCCGACGGGACTGTAATGACAGGCAAAACGATGTCAGCTAAGTCCGCAAAGTTATTTCATTACAAAGACTTATCTAAAACTGCGCAGAAAAAAGCGCGGGAAAGTTGGGGCAAATAATGGCGACATCTGGCACAGCTACATTCAACATGGACTTCACCGAGATTGCGGAAGAAGCGTGGGAACGTGCCGGTAGAGAAATGCGTTCTGGCTACGACCTGCGCACTGCTCGTAGGTCTATGAATCTGTTGACTATTGAGTGGCAGAACCGTGGCATCAACATGTGGACCATCGAAGAAGGCAGCGTAAATTTAGTAGATGGGGTAGCCACATACGACCTGCCCGCCGACACAATAGACTTGCTAGAGCACGTTGTACGCACAGGTGACGGTAGTGTAACTACTCAGTCTGACCTAAACATCACGCGCATCAGTGTCTCTACCTACTCCAGCATCCCTAACAAGCTAAGCCAAGGTCGTCCTATACAAATTTATGTAGACCGTGGGCAAGCTAATCCTTCGGTTACCGTGTGGCCTGTACCGAACCAAGGTACTGCACTTGCACCTTACTACGTGCTTAAGTACTGGCGGATGCGCCGCATACAGGACTCAGGGACAGGCGTTAACACCGCCGATGTTAATTTCCGTTTCTTGCCCTGCCTCGTTGCAGGGCTTGCGTATTATATAGCTCAAAAAGACCCTGAGCTGATGCCTAGAATACCTATGCTACAGGCCGAATATGAGCGTCAGTTTGAGTTAGCAGCGGGCGAAGACAGAGAGAAAGCAACGCTTAGCTTAGTGCCGCGTATTCATGGCGTGAGGTAGACATGAGCTACAAGTATGCGTCCGGGCAAAAAGCCATTGCAATATGCGATGTTTGCGGCTTTCAGTACAGACTACGACAGCTTAAAGAGCTGATTGTTAAAGGAAATAAGACTAACATTAGGGCGTGTCCTGAGTGTTGGAACCCAGATCAGCCACAGCTTATGCTAGGTACGGTTCCAGTAGAGGACCCCCAAGCAATACGAAACCCACGACCAGACTCTGCGGAGTTGGTAGCAAGTAGGGACATTCAATGGGGTTGGGACCCAGTAGGACTAAGCGACCCATTTGGACTTACACCAGACAATTTGGAAGGCAAAGGTGCCGTAGGACAAGTCACGGTAACCATAAGCTAGGAGATCGAAATGAAAATGAAGTCAAGATCAAACGTAAAAGTACCCAAGGTCATCGAGTTCCCTAACGAGCCTGTTATGTACAAAGTAGCCGACTGCTGCAACCAACCGCCTAAAGACATGAAAACTAGCGGTGTTAAGGTTCGCGGCGTAGGTGCAGCAACTAAAGGTACTATGGCCCGAGGCCCGATGGCGTAAGGAGTAGCAGGTGAATTACACCGAGCTAAAGACAAACATTGAGGACATCTGCGAGCAGTCGTTTACGGACGACCAAATGGCTATGTTTACTCAACAAGCTGAGCAGAAGATATACAACTCTGTTCAGATTCCTGCGCTGCGCCGAAATCAGACGGGTAACCTCACGCTCGGCGGCAAGTACCTGATATACCCAACAGACTTCTTGTACACGTTTTCTTTGGCGGTTATTGATGCTCAGGGCAATTACACATATTTGCTGAATAAAGACGTTAACTTTATTCGTGAGGCGTACCCCGGACCAACAAGCACAGGTACTCCCGTACACTACGGAATCTTTGACGACACCGCGTTTATCATAGGCCCAACACCTGATGCGGCGTACGAGGTAGAGCTACACTACGGATATTACCCAGAGACTATTGTAACTGCTGGTACTACGTGGCTTGGCGATGAGTTTGATTCTGCGCTGCTTAACGGTACTTTGGTTGAAGCAATACGCTTCAATAAGGGTGAGCCTGATATGGTAGCCCTGTACCAGAAAATGTTTGTAGACGCTATGGCGCTACTCAAAAACTTAGGGGACGGCAAGATGCGGGAAGATATGTACCGCTCTGGTCAACTCCGTATAACCCCGCGTTAATTTAAGAGGAAACACAAATGGCTATTTCACAAGCTATGGCTACATCGTTCAAAGTTCAAATCCTTGGTGGAGACTTTGACTTCAGCAGTGGCACGTCGCAGGTCTTTAAACTGGCTCTGTACACGTCTTCAGCTACGCTAGGCGCAACTACTACTGCGTATTCAGCGACAAACGAAGTCTCAGGGACAGGCTACAGTGCAGGCGGCGGCACGCTGACTATCTCAGCAAACCCTACTTCGACCGGCACTACGGCGTTCTTGGACTTTGCTGACCTGACGTTCTCTACAGCAACTATTACTGCTCGTGGCGCTTTGATCTACTTGGCGAACGGTGGCACTAACCCTGCGGTAGCGGTACTAGATTTTGGTTCGGATAAGACCTCAACTGCGGGAGATTTTACTATTGTCTTCCCTGCGGCTGACGCGAGCAACGCGATTATTCGGATTGCCTAGTAGATGGCTGCTGTTACGGTCCCACTCTCCGGTTGGGGGTTTAGCACTTGGGGTACAGATTCGTGGGGCGAAGGTAATGCCCTGCCGGTTGCTACAGGTGAACTAGGGACCGTAGGTGTCGTAGGTAACGCAGTTGTCGCAGTCACAGGGGTTGCAGGGACCACGGCGTTAGGGACTGCTGAAGCTATAATTAGCCAAAGCGTTTCGGTTACAGGGCTTAGCGCCACAGGTGAACTAGGTACGCTTAGGTTCGACGCAACCGTTCTTTTGGGTGGTTGGGGTCGCGGAGTCTGGGGCCAAGGTGCGTGGGGCGAGGGCTTAGGTCTTTCTGCTACAGGTGCAGTAGGCTCGGTTACAGTCCAAGAAGGCGTGGGAGTATATCTCACTGGTGTACAAGCCGCTGTTAGTCTGGGCAATATTGCAGTCAACGCCGATGGAGGGATAAATGCTCTCGGCAATGCAGCTACTGGTGAAATAGGCACAGCAACTGTAGTCGGAGATGCGATCTTCTCTGTTACTGGGGTTGCAGGTACTACGGCTTTAGGGGTTGCAGGCCCCGTAACAACCACCAATGTTTTAGCTACAGGCGTTTCTGCTACAGGCACAGCGGGCAACGTATCAATAGTCGGGGATTCCTCCCTCAATGCGAGTGGCCTACAAGCCACAGCAACACTGGGCAACATTACAGTCTTACTGCAACAGAACGTCAATGTAACGGGCGTGCAGGGCACCACAGCGTTAGGTGAGACCGAAGAAACAGGCTCTGCCGTAGTTAACGCCATTGGCGTGCAGGCCACAGGTGAAGTAGGAACGGTATTGGTCTGGAGCCAGATAATTCCGGGCGGTGACCCTAACTGGACTGACATAGCCCCTATCACTCAAACACCTAATTGGACGGATATAGCAGCATGAAGACAACAAACGAAGCAGAACAACTGGGCGATGCGATAGACCCCAAGCATGAAATTGAAGTGGTATGCGGTAAATGTGGCTACGATCTTGACGAAGCGGAGCTAACTGCCGATACTTGTGCTGACTGCGGTGAGACATTAAATTTGCGTCAGAATACAACAATTTACGCAACCACAATCCCTGCTGCTGGTGGCAGCACACTAGTTTAAGACTGGAGAAAAACGATGGCTACTTATGTAAATAACCTCCGGTTAAAAGAGATTACAACCGGCGATGAAGACGGCACTTGGGGCACCAGTACCAACACTAACCTTGAGCTGATTACCGACGGTTTTAGCCTAGGCACTAAACAGATGTCGTCTGATGCTAATCAAACTTTCACTATGCCTGACGCTACAGCAGACGCGACTCGCTCGTTATATCTTAAAATAACCTCGGCGGGTTCTCTCACAGCGACTCGTGAGGTCACACTTGGACCAAACACGGTATCTAAGACGTGGATTATTGAAAACGCTACTACGGGCAGTCAGATCATCACGATCAAGCAAGGCTCAGGAGCTACGGTTAATATACCCAACGGCTCTAAGGTTATGGTCGTCACAGACGGTGCGGGTTCAGGAGCTGCGGTATTTAATGCTAACCCTACTGAAACAGGCGGATCGGTTACTAGCGTAGGCGGTACGGGCACGGTTAACGGGATTAGCCTATCGGGTACGGTGACAAGCTCAGGCAACCTGACGCTCGGTGGCGCTTTATCCGGGGTCAACTTAACCTCTCAGGTCACCGGAACCCTCCCTGTCGCCAACGGCGGTACTAACGGGACAACGGCAGCTACGGCCAGAGCAAGTCTTTCAGCCAATGCTTTGCCAATTCTTAAAAGTGGAAACTATACCGCAGCGGTTGGAGAGTTTGTTACTGCTACAGCCGGAAGTATTACCATCACCCTACCTGCCTCACCAAGCGCAGGTGACACGGTAACTATTAAAGACGGCACAGGCGCAGCGGCTACTACTACTTTTACCGTAGCGCGTAACGGCTCTAAGATAGCAAGCTCTGCTACTGATCTGGTGTTTGATAAGAACTTTGCAGAAATCACTATGTCCTACATCAACGGCACTATTGGTTGGAG